ATTAAAATTCGGTTCATCATCTTCAAAGTCTTTTATTTCATTCATAAAAAACTTATATTCTTCGTCACACCAAGTATCTAAACTATCATTCCAATCTTCGTTATATTCATATTCGTCCTCTTCTTCATCGTTATCACTAGGAATAACTGAATAAGGTAAGTCTCCGATACACTGTTCATACGATTCGTCCCCTTCTACATATTCATCATAATCCATAGTTTTATATCGACCATATACTCCAACAAAATTAGGCATTTCATCATCATATCGACACCACATTAGAAGATCAGGAGAATTTAGACTCTGTAGTTTACTAAAAATAGCATCACAAAATCCTAAAGGAGGACTCCACGCGGAAGTAGTAGAAAAACCATAACAAGAAATATCTTCAATATACATCCATTTAGCGCCAACATTTTCTATATACCAATCATAAGTATTGACTTTATCTTCAGAAGTTTCGGTATGATACGGAATGTCGTATACCATACACATTATTTTAGTTTCGTCTGATTCATTTCCTACTTCATCAAGAAAAGCAATTGCTTCATCAGATATATCTTCAAATGAAATATAAGTGTAAACATTATTTGCCATTAATGGTCCTCTTGCCAAGTTTTTCTTTTGTTGTACTCTGTTGTATCATTAAAATTGTCTACAATTGCGTGTAACTTGTCAGTTGCCGCCGCTAATTTTTCAATTTCAAAATCCATCGCTGCTGCAATATTAGGGTGTTCCCCAATTCCCACAGGATTTTCAATATATACATTTATATTTGCTTTTGCAACTGCAATTTCGCCTTCATATTTTTTACAAAGGGCTTTTAATAGTAAATTATTCATTATTATCTCCTTGTTGTATTATTCATAAATTCTATTATGTGTATTATTCACTCTCACAAAAGTAGTACATTTAGATAAGTCTTTTAATCTTTTAGCTCCTACATAAGTACAAGCAGATCGTATGCCACTTAACATATCTATAACAGTGTTCTTAACCGCCCCTTTATAGGGTACATGTACAGTTTTACCTTCTTCTCCACGATATTCTCTACTAAAACCGTGTTTGTCCATAGCAGTTTGAGATGCCATACCATAAAAACTCATAGATTTTGGTTCTCCTGTAATTTCATCAAAGATAAACTCACCATCACATTCATTATGCCCTGCGAACATACCGCCAACCATAACAAAATCCGCTCCAGCAGCAAACGCTTTAACAATATCACCCGAGGAATTACATCCCCCATCTGCAATAATATGTCCACCAACGCCATGAGCAGCATCTGCACATTCAATAACTGCACTTAACTGAGGGTATCCAATACCTGTTTTAAGTCTAGTTGTACATACTGATCCGGGTCCAATACCTACTTTAACAATATCTGCTCCAGCAAGAATTAATTCTTGAGTCATATCAGCAGTAACAACATTACCTGCAATGATTGTTGCTTTAGGAAGCTGTTCTCTTAGATTTTTTAATGCTTCCACAAAATTAATAGTATATCCGTTTGCAACATCAACCCCAATAAAACCAATTTCATCGTCATAAGTTGTATAAACACTAACAATTTCTAGTAATTCTTTTTCAGATATACCAGACATAACACAAAGATTTTCTTTTAGAGAAGCTTTATTCCACGCTAGTCCATCAGTATTTTTATGCCTAGCAATACTAGTAATCATATTAAAGTGTCTTAATACTTCATGCATTTCAAAAGTTCCAACAGTATCCATATTACTTGTCATAATAGGAACTCCTGTCCATGTTTGTTTACTATGATAAAAAGTATATTCTCTGTCTAAATCTACTTCAGTTCTAGATGTAAGAGTTGAGCGTTTTGGTCTGATTAACACATCAGAATAATCTAATTTAATATCATCTTCTATTATCATTATATATCCTTCCTATTTAATCGCGTATGCTATAATACCGTTTGCAAATATTGCTAAAGCAACCGAGTTAACAACAATTAATGCTCTATCATTCCATGCTATTGCAACAACTAGCCATCCTGCTATCCCAATAAAATGTAATCCTAAGTTTACAGGATATACATTATTAGCAGTAAGAATCATAGCTAATATTAAGGTTAACGATGCTGCCCATTTTAAATACCAAACTTTTGGGTGTTGGTGTTTTAAAGGAGTACTAGTCTTAGTCGCATTTTCATAATCTTTTAATTCAATTTTTTCTTCCACTGTCGTCTTTCTTTGTGTATTTCTTTTAAAATGGGTTTAACTTTCCAAGGTGTAAACCAAATAGTTGATAGACTAAATCCAGATGCTCCTGCATTTTTATAGTCTATTACGTCTTGAGGAGTATAAATACCCCCTCCTGCAATAATTGCACTATTTGGCATAAATAAACTTGCAGCTTTTTCTACTAAAGGTAAATTAAGTTCTTTTAATGGTTTACCGCTTATTCCACCTTTATCTGTTGGTATTGTATTACTTAAATGAAAAGTTCTAATACCTAAGTCATATAATTTTCTTATATAGTCTAATTCAACTTTCGGACTAAGTTTAGCACTAATATCAACGAATTGTCCAGTAAATTGTTTAATTTCTTCATCTGTTATAGTGTACAATCCTACATTAGGACATCCAGTATTAATCTCAATTTTAACCCAATTTGGTATATTTTCAATAAAAGGAGTCCAATTACTATCAATAGCAGCTATAGAGTATATAGATGTCCTATTATAGTTTGTTATATTTTTCAATCCCGGATTGCGAAATCCAATAGCGTTACGCCATCCTCCAGAAACGGGTCTTAATGTTTTAATAATTTGTTTTATAAGTCCTGACCGTTTATCCCAAGTGTAAGTTCCTTTAACACTAGTACAATTTCTATAATGTATATAATTTCCAAAAGGTGGACTAATATAAACAGTCATCCTCGCCTCAGCTTTCTACAATAAAGATTTTATTTTTATGAACAGCAATACGAGCATAGGGGTCATTGATTTTAACATCTTGTACCCTTATGCCGCCATTCTTGATCTGCTTCCTAGCTTCACTCTTAGACTTAACTAAATTAGATCGCACAAACAATTCAGCTACATCCATACCTACCTGGGGTTTCATCCTCGCCTCATACGAGCAACTTCAATTGCAGCTTTCTTAGATCTTACTGGAATAGCATTTGACTTATGCATTTGAGCAATACCTATAATTTCAGTACCTGTATATACATTCTTTTTATTTTTATAAACAATAGCAGAAACATTATTGCTTAAAGGAGGAAGCTCATCTTCTACTTTTAAGTTATAAGTTTCTCGTAAAGGAACGGGTTTACGTTTTTTACGTTGAGAGGGATGTAGTCCACGAAGTGTGAGCCACGCATTATGTTTCTCTTTTGCTGAAATATTTGTTTTCTTTTTTTTCATTCTACTAACTCGTATTGTTTTACTAACTCACTTGTTTCTTCCCAGCCTCTTCTCATTAAAATATCAATTATTGATAAATCATTTTCATTGTCAGCACGTTTAATAAATCTCAATTCGATGCCTTCAAGATAAAAATCATCTGGATTATATAACTCTTTTCCGCCAATAGCGTTAATATACATATCTGCTTTCTCACTTTTACATATATCAATTAATCGTTCTTGTCCTTTATTTTCTTTTGAATATCCTAAAGACCAACGAGTTTTTGTTGTAATTCCAAGTTGATCACCAATGTATGTTAAACATGTCATAGCAAACGAAGAAACAGAGTCTGGTCCGTGTCTACTAAATAGTATTTCAATGTGTGGGTAAATGTCATCGAAATGTTTTTCTTTTCCGTATGCATATCTGATTTTTTTAAGTAATTTTTTATTCCAAATACCGTCCCAATATATATAATGTTGAGTAATTGGTCTATTTTGACTAACATCTCTAATAGGAAAGGTAATGTAAGTAGGAGAGCCTTCTACCATAATTTTATTACGGTTTATCCACCCCCCTCTAATATAATTTACATCTTCAAGAGAAATAAATAAATCAACTGAATTATATAATTGAAAGTACCCTAAGTATGGAAATACATAGGGTTGCATAATTGCGATTTTCATTTATGTTTTTTTATTGCTGAAGTTGCCAAATAGTCTGCGTGTTCGTTCCACTTATTTCCATCGTGTCCTTTTACCCACTTCCAAACTACTGTCATTTTTTCAGTAATACTTTTAATCCTCTCTAAAATATCTTGATTTTTCTTAGGTTTCCATACGCCTGTAACACAATTAATACACCACTTACTGTCTGAGTATATAGTAATTTCTCTTTTATCATCATCTATACCTACAGCTTTTAAAGCACTGAGTATAGCAAATAACTCAGCTCTATTATTAGTAGTTGGATATTCTTCTATAGTTTCACTACCTTGATATACAATATCATTATCTGCCACCCATACCCAGCCTAATCCGCCATGTCCAGGGTTCGGAGAACATGCTCCGTCTGTATAAAGATGAATCATTTTTTATTTTTTCGCCGTCTTTTTCGTGTGGTTATTCCTTTCGGAAATGTTTTTTCTATAGGTACTTCTAATACTAAATCATCTGCAATCTTATAAATCATAGTTGCTGTACCCTCTGCTCCTAAAGCGGCTTTGTACAATCGTACAGTAACGCCCATAAAAGCTGATGCTACTGCTAAAGCACTACTATGCTCATTTGTAACATAGTCCTGTACTATTTCCTCAGCTTCTTTTGTAACGTCTTTAATAATACCGACGGCTTCCTGCTTTTCCATATCACTTCTTTCCATTTTTTGTTAAATCCTACAATATCATCTGGGATGATATCGTATACTTCTCCATCTACAAGACTTCGAACGGTTATAGCGTCATCAAGAATAACGCCTTCTTCTATTATTTCTTCTATGCCCATTGATGGAACATAAAACTTAATTCTTTCTCCAACAAGATAATACTTGTTAATCATGACGGTTTACTCTTTTTTTCTTCAAGAGTCATAATCCATGTTTCTTTATCATAGAGATGTTGAATTGCATATTGAGCGGCCATTTCAAAACTATCAAATGTGCCCCACGCTTTAAAACCTTCAGTTAAATTACCTGCCATAATAATGTACCTACCCTCTAACGGATTAGGCGCTGAAGGAGGTCCGCCTCCCCCAGATAATACTCTTAATGCTGGTCTTTGCACGTCTGTCCTAATCATGTTGATTGTATCTATTCCTTTTTAAATTCATTTTATAATAAATTATACAATAAAAACAACCAACTTGCAACTTGTTTTTTAATTCGACAACAAAAAAAGCGGGAGAGAAGTTAATCCCTACCGCTCTTCATGGATATTTCATTTTCACCCTAAAAAGTAAAAGAAAGACCTGTTCTAGCTACGTAGTCTTCTGTCGTTAAGTCATAATCTGTCTCAACAAAAAGTACTAAATCTTTATGTGTTTTATAATGAACACCTCCGGTAAGATTACCATCATCTGTTGCGGCATCAGTATCTTGAAAAGATGCTAAAACTGTTAAGTTCTTATCAACATCGTATCCTGCAACTAATTCGTAACCACGTACTACACTGGTAGTTTTATCACTATCAAATACAATACGATCTATAAAATCAGCAGAGTCATTTGTATCTTTGATAGAATAACTTCCACCTACTAGTACTGGACCGTATTTTCTAGTAACACCTACACCATAGTAATTGATAGAATTTAAATTATCTTTACCAATAGTTAATGCGACTCCTTCATATTTAACAGCAGTTTGCCACAAATCTAAGGTTTCGTTTGCAGCTTCATCTGTCGCAGACGTTTGAACAGCTACTGTAATATCGCTAATTTTATTAACATATTTGATACTGTTCTGTCGTTTAGACGAAGGTTTTTGTACGCCTTGGTTTCCTGAAGTATAAAAGACGTCACCTGCATCAATGAACTCTCCAATACTTTTCGTTTTACCAATACTGGCCTTTCCAAAAGTTTTATGTGCTAACCCAGCATAAGCATACCTTGTTGCAACTGTATTTGTAGCAGCATTTAAATCAAAACTAAGTTCACCAAATCCTGTAAGAACTGGTGAAATTTTATGTTTAGCTTTAGCACCCAGCTTTGTATCTCCTGTTTCTAACGAGAGGTCTTTGTTATCAGCAGAACCTACTTCTGCCCAAGCTCGTACCTCACCGTAAATTTCTACATCTGTCTTTTGAGCAAATGATTTCTTTTCATCAGCCATAGCTGTACTAACTAAAAGAAGCCCTGCTAAAGAACAAGCAATAGATTTAATCATGTTTTTTCTCCCTTATTCAACTTCGTTGAATCTTGCCCATATAATAGGCAAAAAACGCCCACTAAGATAGGGGGCGTTATGTCTCTCCGAGACAATTAATAAAATTTGTTTTCCAGTGTTTCGCCATGTTTCACAGCTTTCACACTTCGTGTCCACGTTATTCACTTACGTTATCCTCACTCTTAATTTAGCACACATTAACAAAACCTGCAAGCCCTATGTTCTATCTTTTGTAAAAAGGTCTACCATATACTTATTCATTTGTGTTATGTGCAAGTTAGGTTCTTTACCATTTAAATAATGATTAATAGGTAAAGTACAGTGAGCGGTGGTTATTGCATAAGGCATTTCCCAATGTCTTAAAAATCTACTATCTGACCAGTTATCAAAATATATATCTGGTTCTCTAGTATCATCCACCTGCCATCTATGATCAAACCAAATTCCCCCTACATGTCCATCTACACATCCAAATACGGTTTGTGCTACTGTATGAATAGTGCTTTTTATATGAAGTACAGGAAAATTAAAATGTCTAATACATATAGCACTTGTCATTGCCGTTGCTAACTCACAATTAGGAGATAACGCTTGATGATCTTCGTACATACCTTGTGGATTTAACTCTACAAAAGAACTAAAACACTGATCTAATTCTGAAACACAACTATATAAAGCTCTCGTGTCATTCACTAGAACTCAGATTTCATTTCACAAATGGTAAGTTTACCTGATGCTACGGTATTATGACTAATAACTGCAACTTTATCACCCGAATTAACTTTAGCCCATAAGTCTGAGCCTGTGCCAATATAGTGACCGTCTGTTGCAGCAGCCGTTGGATTAGAACCAAATTTCACAAAACAAGCGTTATTTGCGGCTAAACGAACTACTTTAGTAGTTGACGCAAATGCACTTGACTGTCCCGAAGTTGCTGCAATTGAAACAACTTGTTCTGTTTGTGTACCTGTGGCATCCATCATTCCAAAACCGCGATCTTGAATTGCTGACATTGTTTTTATCTCCAATATAAAGTATGGGGGAGGTAGCTAAACGATTCTTCTCCCCCATTGCATTCTTTATCTTATAAATGGGGCTCCCTGCAGCGATTCACTAGCAGTTCTGCCTGAATGTATCATAAGAATGCTTGAAGAAGAGTCATACACTACTCTTCACTTTTATAAGTATATCTTATTACTCAGCAGATGTCAAGTGTGGATATTTAGATTTTAGCATTTGGTACATATATTTTGCATACCATTTGTGCCCGTCCTCACCAAAATGACTCGTTGACCACTCAGGATATTTAAATCCTTGAGATTTTAAGATTTGATCATAACCCGCCTTATAATTATTCCATCCCGGAAACCATCTTTTATCTACTAAAGGATGAAGTCTTGCATAAGGGTTAGTCCAATTTAACGCACTAGTAGAATTTTGAAATATATAAGGAACTCCTAAACTTTTTAATACTGACTGTAAACTTATAATATTTAGATAATGTTGTTCTTCAAACTCTTCTTGTGTTACCACGTTTAACCAGTGTTTATAGTATTGAAGTACAGGTTTAGGAAACCATCCATCTTTTGCTGCTCTTTCATAACTTTCTAAATTACCTGTATTTAAAGTTATCCACATTCCATCTTCTTCATAACAATCTCCCGCATCATTTTCATATAAATGACGATCAGTTTTAAGTTCCGTTCTACTGACTCCTGGCCATAGCGCAATAAATATTATATTATTTTGCATCTCTTTTTTATAATGAGCACCTAACCAATTTATAGTAGTTCTAACAACTCTTTTAGCTGACCCTCCTGATCTAGCTAAATTAATAACTTCCCATCCTAATAACTCCGCTAAATGTGCAGGCCATGCTTTTTCAAAACAATGAGGTGAGTGATGAGAATCAATTTCTGCTCCAGTAGTATGACTACATCCATTAACTACCAAAATCATTGAATGTTTCTTTCCAATTTTATAAAATCAGTTATTATTTCATAAGCTTTTGTATAGAAATCTTTCCACTCTTCATATTGTGGATATACTTCAACAAAACTTTCACCTCTTACTTTATCTAAAATTTCTGTTCTTTGAAAAAAACTAGGATTAGTACTACTATAATCTTCCATAATCATAGGAGTAAGAATTTCTTTTTGTAACCTAGTTTTAATAGCCTTAGAACATTCAAAAGTATCATAATATCTTATTATTTTTTCTTTTTCAGTTTTAGGAAGTGCTTGGATAGAAAGATAATTATCAAGGTTGTTTACAGGATTTAGTGTTACAGATTTTTGTAATTTTTCCATAACCACTAATAACTCGGGAAGAGTATATACACTATAAATACTAATAACACTATTAATATTATGAATATAAGCAAAGGCTTCCTTAAAATTACTTAAAAAAGTGTTCCAATTTAGCCCGTGTCTATGATACTCATTATGTTTACCCCAACCATCTATACTAACTGTTAAACTTATTTTAGAAAAATGTTTAAATACGTCTAAAAGATTTCTTCCTTTTACTGTAAGGGAACTTAAATTAGTATTATAAGCAATACTAAGATCGTTATATTTACGTTTTCGTAACTCATCTAAAAACCACAAGTTAACAGGAGTAATTAAAGGTTCTCCGCCAGAAATATTTAATTGATTAACACTCGGTAAAATTTTGTCAAAAAACTCTTCTTTATTCAAATGGTCAAAAACGTTCTTAGAACGAGGGTCTGCTCTAGGAAACATATGATGAATTTTATTTTCTTTTGCCCACGCGGAACTAAATGTTGGGCTACATATTCTACATTTAAAATTACAAAAATCATTGTATCTAATATGAATTCTAACAATTTTATCTAGAGAATTATTTGTATCAACAGTTCTATGGGAATATTGTTTAAATTTTTCTGCTTTCCAACAAGAGGAGCACTCAGGGGGTTTTTCACCACTCGCTAAGGCTCTTTTTAATCGTTTTAATTTATCACTTCGCAAATATTCAGCAATATTATTACCAAAAAATTGCTGATTGCTTTCTATTACACAACAGGGAGTTATCCTGCCATCTTCTTCAATATGTAACTCATTAAAAGGACGAGTGCAAAAAGTTTTAGGATAACTCATTATCTTCTTATAATATCGTCTTCGTCTAAGACATCTCCAATCCATGTTTCTATAATTTTTGCAGGTGTTACATCGCTTGAATTTTCAATCTGATGCCATTTACCTTTTGGAATATAAGTACTTTGTCCTGATTTTAAAACTTGATCTAGCGCAAAATCTGAGGAAATATTAATAGTATTAATATTAATTTTTCCTTCAACAACTACCCAATGTTCTGATCTATGTTTATGTCGTTGCATAGACATAATCCCTTTTGGATTAACTAAAAGTTCTTTTACTAAGTATCCTGGTCCTTCAGATAAAATAACAAAATCTCCCCAAGGTCTAATTACTTCGGGTCTATAATATTCTTTTAAAATTTTAGAACTAGAATTCTTTTTAAAATCTCCTCCAACACTAAATACAAAAGCCACCCTCTTTTCATTAGAGAATCTGGCTATTTCTGGTATATTATCGTACTGCCTATCTCCGCCGTTAGCAAAAATAATTTTTTCTCTATCATATTCTACTAACATATCGTTAATTAAACTAAAAGCTGTTCCATCTGAATCATCAAACGTAGTAGTCATATCTACTATTTTTAACTCTTTAATTAAAGCCATTCGCTCTTCAACAGGCAAAAAGTTTTTTCCCTTTTTTCTAGATAACCACTTGTCAGAATTTACTCCAACAACTAACTTGTTACCTAGTTTCTTTGCTGCTTTAAAATATTCTAAGTGTCCTGAATGTAGTGGATCGAATCCCCCACTAACTACTACCACTGTCATAATCAAGTTTCTCCCTCAGCTCGCTAACTCTAATTAGCGCATTTTGTAATTGCTCTTGAAGTTGCGCCACATTTTGTTTTAAAAGGGCAATTTCTTGTTGTTGTTTATAGTATTCTGTATAAAGAGTATTTTCACTCATTTTGTGGATCATCCTTATCCCACTTCCATAGCATAAATCCTACTAGCCCATAAGCAATTATAAATACTAAAACACAAGTTGCTATAGCTATTTCCATTCTATGCGTTCCTCCAGTGCAAATCGTGCACCATCGACAAAATCACTCTGTTCATCATTCATATACGGTCTGAATTTTGAAAGACTACTTAAACTATCCCGAATAGTATCAGGAAATGACAAGTGTGCTTGTCTTTTTAGTAGTTCTTCAAGAGTATCAAGTCTTTTTTCAATCCTGTCATAAATTTTTGGGTGGGTCATTGTATTAATACCTTTTCTACGCTTTGTGTTTTAATTTCTCGTGTTATTACAGCATTTAGCTCTTCGTAAGTTTTTTTCATCTTCTCTTGATTAGGAAGTAAAGGATTTACATAAACTGCACGTAACTGTGCATAATAATCTTTAAACTCTTTTCCATGAGGTTTAGATGCTTTAAGACGGTCATAATATTCAATCCATCGCTGAATAGCATGAGCTACTTCATGAGCAACTACTGCTAATAAAGGATGCTCCATATTATCCGTATAAAATCCTCCAATAAATTTATTCTTATCAAACGACTTATATTCGTAATGCCGAATTACTCCGTATCTAGGAATATATCCATTCATAGAAATATTAATTCCGGGTTGCCAAATACCATCAATTTTATATAATCCACCCCTAGAAGACCGTCTACTACGACTCCAACTGCAATGAATTTTTCCTAATGTAAATTGGGCACAACCTTTCATTGGCCAAGAAGATTGAATATATTCTTGCATATCTCTTGCTTGTTCCTCTACCCAACAGTTCCAAGCGTCTATTTGTACTTCGTCCATAATTTTTTTCCTAATTATATGTTATATCTTTTCTTAAAGCGTGTATTAAAACATGCGCTTTATCTAATTCGGTGGTGACATGCTCTAATTGAGCTGTTAACCATCCGATAATAAATTCAGGATCGTTACTAGGTAACTCTTCAATTATTTTATTAATTTGGTTTACATTCATACTAGTATGGAGCGGGTGAGGAGAATCGAACTCCTGTCCTCAGCTTGGAAGGCTGTGATAATGCCATTATACGACACCCGCAAATCCTTTTAAGATTTTCAACTTTATAATTTTATTATACATAATTTAGGACTTACCGTCAAGTATTTTATGATATATTATACTGTCGAATCAAACTTAAATTTATCTTTAAATATCTGTACTACTTCTGTTGCAAGAATAAAATTACCATTTATATCCATATGATTTGCTGCCATTCCTTTTAGTTTTTCATTATGGTTAAAATTTATAGATTTAAATAAAAAATGAACAGGAGCTTCATCCATATCAACTGAGGAATACTGGGTATGTAAATCTGTATTCTTTGCAAAACCGTTTTTAAATTTATGAAAACGAGACGACCAATATAGGTGTAAAGTAGGTTCAGTAATTTTATTATCCCAATCTATATAATCTTGTTTTTTCATTCTAGAATATTTAAAAAATTTATCTTCCCTAGTAACATCTGTATGGAATATTATTACCGCGTTTCTTTTATTATTAATTGTTCTTTGATAACTTTTGTAAATTAACTGTTCTGAGCTAGAGCTTATTCCGTATGAACGTATAGTAACTCCTAAAAGTTGGGATACAAACCATAACCAGGAAAATTTTACATTGTCTATTTCAGATCCTTCTCTATTAGCCATCACAACTAATTTATGTAAAGCCGCAAAAGAATCTCCGTATACATCAATTATTTTTCCTGTTGGATGTAATGGTTCTATAACTATAGGTAAAGAAACAGAAGTTATTGCTTCAAGTTCTTCTTTTGTTAATTGTTTTATGTTATCAGACATGTACTTTCCCATTAGAATCTAAGGTAAAATTAAGTTTATTTTTTATTTTATTATAAAATGAAAATTGTTTTATATAATCTAGTTGGTTTTCGTTACACGAAGATACCCAATCTTGAAAACCCTCATCTTTATCATCAATTGTTTTAAAAATTACTGCTCCACCATTTATATATGTATCAAAGTCTTCACACACTAAACTTATAGTCGCTCCCCTGCTATGATCCTTGAAGTCAGGAGAAACATATTGTGGAAGAGGTGATCCTACATCTGGAGGTCTTGGAGGATGATCATGTAAACTAGCATATGCTTTTGTTCCTATTGAATTACTATCTCTAAATCCAGATAATGATAATTCTCTTGTACTGTTCCAAAAATCGTAAATTTCTAATCCTATATCTCTGGCTTTACAAGAAAGCCAATGACTTGTCAAATCATAGATACAAGTTTTACCTTTCCAAGTATGCCCCTCTATATCACCTTTACCTGTAACTAAAGGCTGATAACCTTGTTCAGCTAAATAACATAAAATGGCAAAAGCATGTGTAGTAGCAAAACTATACTTTTTAATAAGTATTGGTATAAGTTTATCAATATCAATTTTAATAATTTTATGTTTTATATTATACTTTTGACAAAATTCTCGTGCTACCATAACATCTATTAAATTATAACAATTCTCATTAAAATAACAAGCATGTGTAACTGTTTCAAAAGTGATTCCAAGTTGTTTAAATAACAGCGCAATAGTTACGCAGTCGTTACCACCGCTTAAAGCAACCCACACTTTATCAAATTGTCTATATTTTTCTGCAACTTTATAACACTCTTCCTTATATGAAAGTAAAGATCCGCTATACTTTGGCACTTTTGCAAAACAATCAGGTTTTTCTAAAATTTCTGTCCAGTCATTTACTGTATATACCATAATAAATAAAAAAGTCTAGGGGATTTCTCCCCTAGACTATCCTAACTTAATCTAAATCGTGTGTTGTTTCTTTATCCCTAAAATTATCATACGCTTCTTTAGTATCAAAACTATGTATGACTTCTAGTTCTTTAGTTTCGTTGTTTCTTTTTTGAATTTCTACTTTACCATAAGGTAAAAACTTAGAAATTGTTCCCCCATTGTTTAAATATTCTTCAACTAACTCATCACTTTGCGATTGCGTTAAAGACGGTAGCTTTTTCGCCACTGTTTTTTCCCTTCTTTTGTTGTTGTGAAATCCAAATTTTCTTTCTGGATAACCACTTATCTTCTAAAGATGTAACTTGGTTTGTTTTTATAGCAAAAATTGCTCCAGCTCTGGTAAGACCTGACTCGCCAAATTTACCTAAAAGATCTGAACATGCTTTTTCTACTCGTTCATCTTCTAGAAATTTTTCTCGCAATCTTTTTTCTTCAGCAGTTTTTGCACTTTGCATAACAGCTTTTTTAAAGTTAGTAGATCGTAAAATATCTTCTAGAGGTCTATTCTCTAATCTATGTTTTCTAACCATATTTCGTATCTTTTTATTTACATTAGGTCTTTCACCTTTAGATACGCTGTGATTACCACTCTTTTTTCGTTTAGGCATTTTATTTGTTCCCTTTATTAAGTTTTTTTATAGTAACAAATAAAATAAGGTTAGTCAACATGTTTCTTAAGATTTTTATAGTATTCCTGAATATTATGATCGCTAAAACCATCAAATAGTTTAAATTTACTATAAGTTTTCAGTCTACCTTTAAATTTATCTTTAAACTTAACAAAATGTTTTAAGTATTTTGCATTAGTTGGAATTCCTAAGGAATTTATATATATCTCTTCCCCACAGTGTTTAAATCTAAATGGAAGAGGAACAGTTGTAACTATATCATTATTATTGACAAATCTATAATGTTTAGTAGTAGTTTGATTAAAACTTATTTTAAACTTTTTGTTTCCTACTCTTGGAGAACCAAAAGTATAAACTTCCTCACAGTCAAATCTTGTTGCAGCAATTGTTGCTAAGGCGGCGCCTAGTGAGTGCCCCGAAACATATATTTTTTGCTTTTTATCTTGCTCTTGATCAATCCAAGTCTTTAAATCCGAGTATATATCATCAATAGATTCTTGAAAACCTGAATGAACTAATGCTTGTGGGTATGCTGTACAAACTTTTCTCCTAATATCTAAATCAGCGAATACATCTTTAGGTTTATTAGGTTCTGTTCCTCTAAAAATAATACCTATTTCAGAAGGACTAACATACGCCATTGCTTGGGTACCATCTTTATCAAAAAATTTATGCTTTAAACCTTTTGACTCAAAGTACCGTTTCTGCTCCTCTTCCGATTTATATACAAGAGCCGATAATTTAGAAAATTTAACTGCTTTTTTTAAAATAGTTTTATTAATCATATCTTATTTCTTACCCGATTTACTTCCAGAACCGCAGTACAAACCAAACCACGCAGCACCTGCTCCTACAATAACAGAAACAAAGGCTGACTGGGCATTGGTCGGCTCCGGTAATGTCATAAACCAGTCACAAACATTATAAAACATTACACCATAAAGTGTAATTAACATACGAGGCCAAATACGTAATCTGTCGATCCATTCAAGACCCTTAGTATTATTATACCAAGAAGTAGCTTCAACTTCCGTCGTACTACGATCAACCTCTACAATAGTTACTTTATCATCATTAGCCATTTTTTAATCTTCTTTTGTTAAAATGGTCCAAGCGCCATATACAAGACCTGCATAGCAAGCCCATTTAGCAAATGGTCCAAGGAATAAAACTACAAGGCTTACACCTATAAGAGTAGCTCCATCCCAAGATGTACGTTCCGTAAGTCTAGATTTTAACCAATCCATGTTATACATCCTCCTTATTTTCGAGGGTTTTGACTCTACCCTCTAGGTTATCCATCTGTTTTGCAACATTAGGATACTGTTTTCGCCATTTTTCTTCGTCTTTTAAAATTTTAATATTAAGTTTATTTGCTGCCCATGTACAAGTATTATCTACTTTTTTATAAAACCATACACCGAATTTTGTATCAGCAAACCACGAATCTGCAGCACTACCTAAAATACTACCGCCAATGCTGCTGATCATCCATAACCACATGTTTTCTATTCTCCAAATGTTCTTCTGCAATATCTTCTTTAGACTGCCCGTGATACGCAACAGCATTGTGTGTATCAATAAGCAGTTGGTTTACTGTTGTGTCATCCGCAACAAATTCACCAAGTATTCTACCAAATTTCCCTCTTTCATCAGTTTTTGTTTGTAATATTTGTTCAGAATCTTTTTGTAAATATGATTTTACAAATTCTTTAGCAAGAAGTCCATATTTCTTTTCTTCCAAATCCCTTGTTCGACTTTCTGGAGTGTCTACCCCAAATAATCTGATTCGTTGTTTCTTTAACCATATACCAAATCCTAAATCGATATCAACATCGACGGTATCCCCGTCTACTACCCTAACAATTACGCAGCGATATTTATACATTATTTTTCCTTTTTAATTTGTTTATTTTTATACTATTTCAAATTCTTTAGTAGAAGGATTAAACCTTCTTGTAATATCTCCAGCAGCTTCTGAAGTAAGTATTTCCGATGTAATATTATTTTCTGCCATATAATTTTTTTGTAAAGTACTGTGTTTTGCCCATGCAGAATCACCTTTGTTTACTACTAAAGCTTTAAAGTCTTCAGCTCTATTCCATTGTTGCGTTATAGTCTGTACTAATCCATTGGCACTTGTAGTTTTCGTCTGCCCTGCTACATTATCTTTAATAGTTTCGTAACCAGATTCTGAGGTAGTTTCATAGTACCATTGCACACTTTTACTTGGGCGAGTTCTGGTAATTATAACTGTATACATTATTTTCTCCTAATTTTAATTTTTTAAATTATTTATCTGAACAGAGTTTTTTTCTATTTCTTGTTTATTATTCATTGGGGTTCGATCAAAAATTATTTTTTCAAGTTTAAGAAAATCAATACGTTCATTGGGTACATATCTCCATATATAATCTCCGTCAAACTCTCCATTTTCTTTTTGTATGCCAAATACTGTCTGTGTAAGACCAATTTTGACAATAAGAGCTTTTTCTCCGTCTAAAAGAACATGATCTCCTTCCTTAAATTGGCTATTCATAGAAAAGGCAATACCCTTACTTAACTTAGTTGCATAATCCTTTATCATAAACCCTATAATAACTATCATCACCATACCAATGTAAGGTAATAAAAATTCAGTTACTTCTAACGCTGCTGCGTTGGGTGTTGGTATATCCATTAATTTTTCCTTTTTATATTAAAATGCTAAACCAATCAGAAATCCGATTACAAGCCAAAAGATAGAATGTTTAAATAAATCACTATCACAGTGTAGTGGCGCATATTTAAAATACTCATCTGAGGCGTGATGACCTGTTTTCATCGAAAAATAATTTCTACTCATTTTTTTATTCCTTCGGCTTATAAATTGTTACTAATTCATTTTTACCTTTCACTTTAATTTTGTCCATCTCTTCTCCCCTCATCTCTTTTGGAAGCTGTTCTTGTGTATAAGATGAATATAAAGTATTTACTATATTACCATTTTCATCTTTATAATTTCTAGTCTGTGCTTCTAGTCTAGCTGCAAGATTAACTGCATCACCTATTACTGAATAGTCAAACCGAGAATCACTTCCCATATTACCTACGATACATGTTCCAGTGTTTACTCCACTTCCTATATTTATCTCTGGAAGTCCCTTATCCTTGAATGACTGTTTTAGCGCCTCTGTCTCTATGGCACACTCAATAGAGGTGCGTACTGCCATCTCAGCATGATTTTCACAATCCAAAGGAGCGTTCCAAAATGCCATAATACAGTCTCCCATATATTTATCTACTGTTCCCCCGTTCTTTAATACAATCTTAGTCATTCTATTAAGATAATCATTGATACAATCCACTAATCCTTCTGGATCATCATTATTCTTGTAATGTTCACTAATAGGTGTAAACCCTACTATGTCCATGAACAAAAAACTCATTTCTCTACGCTCACCCCCTAACTGTAGTAGCTCTGGATTCTTCTGTAATCTTTTAACCATCTCAGGAGCAAGATAGTGTTCAAACTGTTTTTTGATTTGTTGACGTAACTTAAATTCTTCCATAAATCGAAGAAATGCAGCGATGGCCCATGCAACAAATACAGTGAGTACAGGATAACTCCAATCCACCAGTAAATCGTGTTTAGTAAATAAATGCGAACTTCCATAAAATAACCCTACTACTGTAGCAGGCATTGCTACTGCTCCGAAATACCACGGAAGTAGTAATACTATAGCCATTAATAACAGTCCGAAGCCAAAAGACGCACCAAGTTCTGCAAAATTAGTCCAATACGGGCGTGTAATGTTTCTACCCGTCATCATAGTTGCAAGAGCAGAACCTATTAAATCATGAGAATGTACTCTTCCTACAGGGGTTGATACAGTGCTGTCTAATCCTGTAGCAGTCATACTCAGTATTACTATTTTTCCTTTAAGGTCGGGTAATTTCTCATGTAAAGCATATACTGGTGTTTTCCATTTAAAATCAAGCCATATATTACCGTGTGCGTCTGTTTTAATAATTTTATATTTTGGTATTCTTACTGCTTCCACACCCGCAATACCCGTTTTCATTTGATAGGATATATCTCCTGCTGCCATTCTTAGAACTTCTAAACTTATAGAAGGATATACTTCATCTCCAACTGCGACTACTAGAGGCATGCGCCTAACTACACCATCACCTTCTGGTGCAATAATCAACATACCAACTGCATTTGCGTTCTTTGCAAGTTCTGGTATTGGTCCTAACGCACCTTCATACTGGTATAACCAACCTTTCCACGGTTGCCCTACTTTAGCAACTCCCCTTGTTACAGCAGTGTTAACATCGTCATTAGTCGGTATTTGTCCTATAATTGTAGGACTGCGTTTTAATGTTCTTGCGAGAACTGCGTCTTTTCCGAATCGATCCTTGTCTGCAAAAAGGATGGGAAGAACAACCAAACCAGCACCTTGCTGATAGAGTTTGATAATTTCGACTGACAGCGTATTTCTATCCCAAGGCCACTGTCCTTTTGATCCAATTGTTTCATTATTAATTTCTACTGTTACTAAATTTGAAAGACTTTGTGTTACTTGATTTCTTTGGTGTTGGTCTAGTGCTTTCATTCGTACCATGTCCAGAAACCACGGGTTTAAAAAGTGAATACCAGATAAAACTAAGATAGCTAAGATAGAGACAATCCATTTTTTCATTGTTTCCTCAACTGTTTTTGTGTCTTTTCTACTGTTTGTTGTACTAACACTCTTATTAATTCTTTAATAGATAACACTTTATACATACTACCTTTTACACCTTGTTCCCATGTTCTAACAAAAGGATGCCTATTATCAATCATATATTTATCGTCTACTTTAACAACCATATGAAGTTTACTACCAGAAATTTTTGGAATACGGACAATTACAGTGGTTACTTTGTGTCCTTTTTCTTTTAATAAATCTCTTATAGTATAAGCAAAATCGTCGCAATCACCTTTAAAAGTTTTTCCTTCTTTAACTTGTTTAGCAAAACTTATTTTACGATCTTCACCGTATTGATCTTCGTCACTAACATATTCAAATTTTCTAAGTGTATCTAAAAGTACTTGATCTAAAGGTTCATTAACTGAAGCTCTAGTAGTGCAACCCCAGAATAGAAAGGTGAAACTAAGTAAACTTGCTGTAATTTTTTCATCCATAAAATCTTTTCATTGAGTGCCTTGCGTTACGTTTATTGTACAACCTAATGCGTTGCTACATGTATTATTTAATTCATAGTGTTGATCTGTGTTTCCTTGTTGTAACAAGTCGAAGTCGGTGCTATAACCACTTAAAGTAACTCTAGCAGCATGATCACCTTGATCTTTTTGTGTTATAGTTACATCATGTCCATTGTCATTCAATGTTAAATCTAAATACATTAATCCTATATTTTGTTGAGTAAGAAGTAAAGTATTACTACCACTATTAACATCTAGAAACATACTTTTTTGTCCATTATTTTTTTGTATCGCTGTTATATTGTTACTATTACCATCTAAGTCTAAATTAAAAAAATGTTTAGATAAAGTTCCATAATCTTTTTGATCTAAACTTATTACGTTTGAATTGCCTGTAACATCAATAATAGCTTTATGACTTCCTATATCGCTATTTCTATCACCTTGTTTAACAGTTAGTTGATTACTATTTCCACTTATAGCTAACCCTAGCCCGTTACCTCCGCTAACTCCAGTAGTAGTTACATTACCTTGATAAACTGTCAGAGTTATACTGTCTCCTGCTATAACTGCTGGTCCGTCCCAGTCTATGTCCATAATAAAATTATTTTCGCCACCTTGTTTAATATCAGAAGTAAAATTAGCGCCACTTTGAGTTATATAAACAGTACTTTTCGTAACGGTCTTATTAATTGCTGCATTTTTTATTGTTGATTGACTTGTTGTTATAGAAATAGATACTGCGGTATTATAAGTACTGGCAAGCATAGTACGTAATGCGTTCATAAAGTTTTTATTATTATTTGTGTAGTAACTACTATGAGATGCATAATTAATATCAGTAATTACAACAACTTTTCCAGTGTAACTACTATCTAAATCACTACCGTACCAAACAGCTGCTACTATATTACCATTACTATCTTTTGCTAGCCAGGTTCCGTCACCAACTGAAGTTAACATCCCTCCTGCGGCAAAAGTGAGACTACCACTGTGACTAGCAAGATAAGATTCATTTGTGTTAAAAGTTGTAATAGAATTATTTGCATATCCTGTGCTAGTAGAACTATTATAAACTACATTTCCCCCACCTAATTCATCCTTAATAAATTCTGTTATGTTTTGGTTACGAGGATTAAGAGAAGAATGGGGGTTTTCTCCTTGAAGATAAAGTGTTCCTCCTCTTGCCAATAAAGCTTTATACGCTGTTTCTTCTGCAGAAGACAAATTATATGAATATCTTATGTCAAAAATCATTTCATAACTGGTCGTACTACTAGGAAACGAAGTAGTAGATGTTACAGTATGTCCTGCATCTTCTAATCTATTTTTCCATTTACTATGAGTATTCCCGTAACTCTGATGATATATCAAAACATCTTCAGCATATGCTGAAGTAAAGCTATTGACGCTGACTAATAAAAATAGTGCTATTAAAACCCGCTTCATCAGTTCTTATCTCCGGTACTTCGACACCACCTTGGTTAATATTTATAGAATACCCATTTGTATTATTTAAAACTAAGTATATATTATTTCCGTCTACTTGTCTAATAATATGAGTTTCATTTCCTTCTATAACAGTGGTTACTAAAGTATCTGGATTTTTACCAGATGTTTGTCCGTCAATATGAATACCTTTTCCTTTTTTTGTTGCTTTTTTCACTTCATATTTTTTATTTAACTGAGTTAAAATATTTAACAACAAATCAACATCTAGAGGGTTAATATCAAGTAATCCATATTCAAGTTCATCGTCTTCTAATTCATTTTCGTCCAATTCTTTATATTCTAATAAGTCAATATCTAATAAATTAGCCATTTTTTTAGAATCTTTTACTATTTCAACTAATTTTTCTTTAGGAGGTCTTATAATTAACATATTATTAATCTGATCTAATGTTAAATCTAATATTACTGGTTTAGAAGGGTTAGTTTCCGCTACACCTACAGTAGTTGCTTGAAAAGCTTTATTCATAATAACCCTTCCTGCATCTGTTTCTACAAAAATTTCTCCAACTGACCCATCAGCATTTGGTAATAAAATTACTAAAGATTTTCCAATTTCATCTACCGTCATACTAAATGCAGTTCCACGGACTCCAATTCTAGCAGTAGGAGTTCTAATATCTACATTTTGATTATTTAACTTAGCAATATTACCACTAGCATATCTTACAGTACCGATAGCGATATTCATTACTAATTTTGATCCTGATTTTGAATTAGGATCATAGACAAACTCGTCAATAACAAGAGAGCTTTGTGCACTTACAGCAACGTTTGTATCGTCTATAAAAGTAATTCCTAAATTACCTTTACCTGTACGAACAGTGTCTTTAAACATAATGTCCGAATTTTTGCGTAGAGTTAATTTTTTACTTTGTCTAGCGACAGAAGCTATACCTTCTTGCTTGACTACGGTTCCAATGGGTACAGCAGCTTCAGTTGTTGAAAAACTAGATAAAAAAATAATTAATAAACTACTCTGTAATCGTAACATCAACATCCATAGTACCACCTCCATTAGTAGTAATGTGAACATCTGTGTCGTGTTGACCAGATTGGTTTATGTCAAAATCTCCACTTGCTCCTGTATGATGTAATACAGTATTATGATGTCCACTACCAGAGTGGGTAATAGAAGGAGTGTTACTATTACCAATCATTGTTACCGTAGTAGTTTTATCAGAAGCAGTTGATCCTGTAGCATTTTCATTAACAATAAGAATATTACTGTCACCTGTTAGTACCGCTGTAACATTAACATCTTCAGTTGTTGCAGAACTACCAATATTATAAGTAGTGTTATTACTATCTCCTGTTGTAGTTTCAGAAATATGAACATCTGCCGCAGCAGCACTATCACCAACATTTATAGTAGCTTCGTTACTTCCGCCCTGCTGTTTAACTTCTAAATCTTCTGCACCTGAAGCGCCTGCGCCTACAAATTTTCCGTCAATTTTATTACTCGCACCTAACATATCAATGTCAAAAGTTAAGTTAGCCCCTGTTGCCGTAAAAACTGTAGTAGAGTTACCCATTTCGTTACCGTTACCGTCTATAACTATACTTGCAGTAAATGATGCCCCTGACTGGGTAATATAAACATCACTGTCTGCAAGTGCAGAGGTTCCAATTAACAACATGATACCTGTAAATATACTAAAAACTAGTTTATTCTTCATCGTTTACTCCTCCTTGGAGTGATTTAAGAGCTTTAAACTCCCATAATTTTTTTGTCTCACCTTCCTTTATAAGTTCTAAAATAGCCTGATCTATCGCTTTTCTTACAGCGTAAGATACAGACTCATTATCTGTAAATCCTGCTTCAATTTCTAATAATTTAGTTCCTGCATCTATAAATTTAAATAAATTATTACTCATTCGGACACTAAAAATTGTTTTTTCTGTACTAATTGCTAACAAAATTTCTCCAGTAGCAACAGACACTAATCGAATTCCAATAGATACAGTATCTTTTCTATACTCACTAGATACTCCTATCCCTAATAGTCTAGCGCCTAGTCCACCTGTTCCTGTATTAGTATCGTATCCAACTATACCGCCCTCTAATATAACTCCAGCAAATAACAAAGCTCTAAGTTTTTTTGCTTTTTTACCGTCATGTGATTTTCTAGTGTTCCGTATAATTTGTCGCTCTTTTAATAAATTATCTAAATTAACTCTCTCAACAACTTGAAACCACGAACCTTTACCTGCACGTTTTAAAGATTGTAATATCCATATATGTGCTCCTTGTGTCACAGCCGTGCTAATCTGTGCAACATTTGCATTTGGTTTTCTTTGTCCTGTTAAATCATCAAACTTATATACTGCAATTGGAACTTTTACTTTAGGAGGACCAACTGTTTCTAACTCATTAAGCAGAGGTTTAGAATTAACTGTTGGCGGCTCACTTAGCTCATCTGTAGTTTGACAGCCTATAAGTAAACTAAAACTTAAAATCGTTAAGAGGAACTGTAATTGTCGTATTACCATCAGGACTATCTATTGTAAGGGTAACTACGTCATTTGCAATATCTTTATTATAAGCAATGGTAGTTCCCTCAAAGGTTACAGTCCCGCTACATCCTGTCCCGCCACCGTCTCCTTGAGCCACTTGGTCGGTAGGCGCGACAGAAGTACCAGAGCCGTCATAAGTTGTGCCACAGGCTTCACCGAATAGACTGTCAGTTAAATCTTTAGATAACTGAGCATATATTCGTGATTCTAAATTTTTTATAAATTTTGCGTAATTAGAATTTTGGCTGTCTCGAAGGAGCTGTCTTTCGGCTGCTTCTTTTTTCTCTCTTATAGCCGCTTTACGAGAAAATTCTTGGTTTTCAATAGTCAACCAATGAGCACTTGCTCCCTGCCCTGTGAAAGAGGGCGAAAAGAATTTAAAAGTAAGGGATTCCGCAACTGCAACAGTTGGGAATAACCATAAAAGAGTTATACATAAAAGAGTTCGCATTTAATTTCTCCTCGATAAATTTTTAATTTTTTCAGAATTATTATCAATTCTTTCGTCTTGTTTTGCATCCCTTTGTTTTTGCGCTCTTTCAAAGGGATCGTTTTGTTGATCTTGTATTTCAATTATTGTATTAATTTTTTGATCTAATCTAATCATGTCATTATCCAACATGCGTATTCGATCTATCAACGCAATCAAGGTAGTAGATGCTTCGTTTAAAGATGGAAGTATAGTTGTAGTGACATACTTCCAAATATAATAAATAAAGTATGCCATACCAACAGCAACTACAGTAGGTACACCATATTGGTTTATTGCAGCTACAATATCTTGCATTAGTCTTTCCTAGCATCCTCTTTACCATCAGCAGCACTTAATCTTCGAGTATCTGGTTTGACTCCCAAAGCATGACAAATTAAAGCATCTAATCGTACAATTTCATTATTAATAGTTTTTACTCTATTATCTAATGCACTAATCATACCATTTAATGCTTTTGCTTTATTAACTACTGATTCTAAAATATATTTTAGTAACAGAATGATAAAAAATCCACCACCTATTACTGCTGCAATAGAAAAGCCTAAATCTGCAATTAAGATAAAAGCATCCATTGTATTAAAAAATTACCTCTCTTTAATAAAACCCCTCACTTTCATTTTTTTATTTTTTCCAAAATTGTAACTGATTTACAATTTTGTTATCTTTCTTATTTTTATTTTCAATGTCCTGATTATGCTTCTTAACTTCCTTTTGTACACGCTCTTGATCCTTCTTTAACCGTTCAAGTTCTACAGTTTGCTTCTCATAATAACTTTTATAAGCAAGTATTACTGCTCTTTGTTGTTTTAATAATTGTGTAGTCCTAGCTTGATTCATTGATAGACTTTCATAGCCTTTGTCTGTAAGACCAAAAAGTACATAATCATAACCTTTTTTGTCTAACTTTGCAAAAACTTTGTCTGCCGTATCAGGAGTTATTAGTATCCACTCTAATTTATCTAATTTTAACTCATCAACATTAGGCAAGTCTAAGGGCACTCGTTCTACGGGTGCGGTTGAAATTTCTAGTTTTTTAACAGGGGTTCCACAAGCCGTGAGGCTACTGACCAAGATAATTGGGATTAGCCAGTTTAGGGCATGCCTTGTTAATTTGACTCCTCTTTGTTGCATTTATTTCTTTTTCTCTCAGGGGGCTACCAGATATAATTTCTACACATCTAATAGCATCATTAGATCCCTTAGTTACAATTTTACTAATTACTCTAGGTTTTGCCGCGCCGAGTTTACCAATATCTCTAGCACCTAACAGTTTACTCTGTTTATTAAATTTATTTCTTAAATCATCTACAGACTTTCTAGAGTCTGAAAACGCTTGTTCCACTTTTCTTTTTTGTTCTGTTATTTCGACAATATCTTTTTTATACGAGTCAATTGCTTGCTTTTGTGTTGAAACAGCAGATTCTAATTTTGCATTGTTCTCATGCAAAATAGCCATTTTTTCTTGAGTATCTGTATAATACCAATAGAAAACGCCACCTACAGCAGCCATTACAACTAACATAAGTCCCGCTAATTTGAATCCCATTATATCATCTCTAAGGCGGCTTCAGTAGTTTCATCAACTCTACGTGTCCAACCTCTTCCAAACGTCTCAAATGTTGATAAAGATTCGTAGTATTTTTGTCTAGCTGTTTGATAGTCATGTATAGTAGGAGCAAGACCTTCTGCACCTACATATTCTTTTACTTTATATAAAGTATTAGGTCCGATCGCCCCATCAGCAGCAGATCCAATCATGCGCTGTAAATATTTAGCAGCTCTACCTGTTCCAGCATTTACTCCGAAATCAAATACACACAAATCTAATCCTGGAGGCAGTTTATCACATTTTAGTCTTCCCCAGTAATTTTTTTCATAAATAGGGGCAACATCTTCAACTGTTAAGTCTTTCATATCTTTTGTACCACCCCATTCTTCATATACCCTTTTAGTAACTCCGAGATTTGTTTCTCCTCCAGGGTCTTTAGGGTGATTTACGTAACCACCTTCATGATGTAAAATTAGGTTTAAACATTTACTATAGTTTTCGCTTGACACTATTACTCTCCTTCACCTTTAATATTAATATATTTACAACTAAAAGTCCAATTTTAAATTGAAAAACTTTCTCCGCATCCGCAACGGCTTGTTTCATTACCTGTTGTAAATACAAAATCTTTTTTAAACTTGTCCGAAATATAATCTAACGTGCCCACACTATTCTCTATAGTTGATACAACTTCCTTGTCTACCCATACAATAATATCATTTATTTGAAATTTAATCGCATTAGAAGTATTTTTCGTTGTTGGTTTCTCTACAAAGTAACTTAATCCATTACATCCTTTTGTAGATAAACCTATATAAGCACTAGGAAAAGGCTGGTCTGTGAGTATTTGTGCTGCTGCATCTGTAATTGTAATAATACAAGAATTTTGCATCATAAATAGCTCTTCTGTGGTATAAATACTTGCTGATTTTTTTTCTTTAATTTCTGCTATTGATAATTTTCCCATTTCTAAACTCCTTGAAATTATATTTTGTTAATATTCCTTTAACAGTATTCCATTGTCTAGTTGTTAGTTGAGGATACTCTTCTTGGCATTTTAAACACCCTCTAATGAAATTAGAGTCGTATGACGACATTTTTTGTGTTATAAAAAACGTCGTCATACGTTTAGTTATTCTTCGAGTTATCTTTTTCATTTGTTACCTTAATTTTTGGAACTTCATAAACAAAAGGGTCAGATTTGAGTAATTTTCTTTTTTTAAAGAAAAAATGTAACTCAAATATAACTCTTTCATATATCTCAAAAAATACTTTCATTTTATTTTATCAATCCTATATCTGTGTAAAATTTAATAGCACCGGGATGTATTAATTTTCTATCAAAATTAGCCATAACATTTCTATCAAATGTTTTCCAAATTTTTGACATTTTCATAAGCTCATCTACGTTTTCATAAATTGCTTTTGTAACTGCATAAACTTTTTTATCGGACGTATGGGTACTTGCCCACATCGTATAGTAATAAGCAAGTACATTTGTTTGTTCTTTAACAGGAACATATGACCCTGCAGAAACAGTATCAATGTATGCGTACTTAGACATATATTTTTTAGCAGCTCTTAAACTTTTATCTGTTTTAGTAAGATTTAAACATCTAATTCCGTCTTTAAACTTAATTGCGGCTTTTTGAGGCCATGAAGAGCCTAAAGATGTAAATACCCAATCAACTTGATTTTTTATAAACATTCTTCTCGCAAATTTTAAAGATGAAGCACTTTTTAAATTTAATTCTCTAGGTTTAATATTTTCTGTGCCTAAAATTGCATCTGTAATATGTCTATAAACAGGTGCAGCACGGTAAAAATAAGGTGTTCTAGTACCTATAACATTTCTTAGTTCTTTAATAGAAGAATGTTGAGGTACTACAGGGCATAATCTAAGAACCATCAAAGTAGCTACATGACGTAAATTACTGTAATCTTTTCCTAGAAACTGTCCTGTTGATGTATATAACCAGTGTGCTTGAACAATATTAGAAGCACCAAAATCTAGTGTTCCATTATTAACTAATGGAGCAATTGCATTAGTTCCCGAATAATGAATTGGTTTCATTATGAATTGTGAATTATCTGTAACTATTTTAGGAATTGTTAAAGATAATCCCTTACTAAATGATCCCTTTTTACCTCCGAAAGTCATTGTGTTTGATTCAGGTTTTGAATCATACTTAGATAAAATATCTTTTAAATCTGCTGTATAAGCAGGGCTAGTTAACATAAGTAAAAACGCTAAAATTAAACTAAAAATTTTCATTAAGTTTCCTTTCTCTTTTTAATTTTATAATACTTTTAACTAAAAGTCAAACAATAAAATGTTTGGAAAATAAACAATCAAAAACGGAATTAAAAACACAACCCAACAAATTTTAACTGCTTCAAACGAAGTTTTCATGGGGTCCGCTTTTGATATACTAGCAGCAGCAAAAGAACAAATTGCTATCGGAGGTGTGATATTAGCTAATATCGCAAACCAATATACAAAAAGATGTGCTGCTAATAGAGGTATACCTAGTTCTACTAAAGCAGGTGCACATAAATGTGCAACTAACAAGTAAGCAGGAACTGTAGGCATACCCATACCTAATATTAAACAGGTTACTGCAGTAATAATAAGTAATAATGGTAAACTATATTGACCCATAGAAGTTAAAAAATAAGTTATACTATATCCTAAACTAGTATATTCTAATGTTCCAACTGCTAAAGAAGCAGCTAATAATATTACAATTATTGAAATTGCTGATCGTCCTGTTTCAACAAAAATTTCAAATAATTTGGTAATATTTAATTTAGTTACACATGCTGCTAATAACGCCACAGAAGCATAAAGAACTGCGGTATCGGGTTCTAAATTAAAATAAAATAGACTAATCATTATAACTATAAAAGGAAGTACAAAAAACCAACCTTTTTTAAAAGAAAAATCTACTTTTTCTTCTTCTATATTTTTTATATTTTTAGAAGAAAAATAATGTGCATGAAAAAATAAAGGGGTGTAATAAAGAAGAGCAGGTATTATTGCGGCAATTGCAATATCTGCATAGGGTATGTCAATAATATCAGCCATAATAAAAACAGCCGCACCCATAATTGGAGGTACTATCTGACCACCTGTTGAAGCTATAGCTTCATAAGCGGCGGCCACTGTTCTTTTATATCCAGATTTTAGCATAATAGGGATTGTTATTACCCCTGTAGATACCGTATTCGCAATAGTACTTCCAGAAATAGTACCAAAGATACTAGAAGCCACTATTGCAATTTTAGCAGGTCCACCTTTTTGATTTTGGACCATTGCTCTTGACGCATCTATTATCCAAGCTGTTCCTCCTGTTACTTTTAATATACTGGAAAAGAACAAAAACAATAGTATTACTTCTAAAAATATTTGAGGACCAATACCAAAAAGGCCGCTATCACTCATTCCTAAAAATGTAATATATTCTAGTATATTTATCTCTCTTGATTGTAGTAATGGAGAAGGAATATATTGTCCAAAAATAGCGTATAGCATAAAACAACATATAACATAAAATAACGCTTTACTGGCACTAACATAACAGCAAAATAAAATAGTTCCTACTAATACTGTAGAAATTAAACTAGACTCAATTATATGGTCGTATAAATTTTCACTTAATTCGGGAAAATTAAAAAATAAATATCCAGATACCCCTAATACAAAATAGGCGAAATATTTATTATACTTTTCAAGAACAAGAAACAAAGACATTCCTAACATTCCTGTAAGTATTTGTTCTAAATATAAAAATGGAAATAAATTTAATACATAGCCTATTCCCAACAAGGGTAATAAGGCAAATAACAAATTACTAACTATACTCATCTTCCTTTGTTATACAAATAGTTAATCTTGGTTCCGGTGTAGGATTTACAACTCTATGTTCTAAATCTGACCTAAAAACATAACTATACCCCTCTTCTGGTATCCATTTGACACCGTTTTTAAACTCTAGAAAACTATTATCTGGAGTTTTAATATAAGTTAAAATAGCACTCGATAGCTCTTTTTTATTCTGGTCCACATGCCAATTAATATATCCTTTTGGTCCTAGTATTGCGGCGTAAACTGTATCATAAGGAGCTAATTTATTTTCTCTTAGCCACTCTCTTAAATATTTACATACTACAAGTATTTGATTAGGTTTCCCCTTAGTTATTAAATCAATACTTTTCCAATCTTTAGCGTACCCTGTTCTATCTTTTGTTAATTTTCTAAGTAACAAAATTTCTTTAGAAGCTAACTCGCAATTAATTTTTAAAGTATCAAGTTTTTTGTAATAAATCATTGTATTTCATTACTCTATTTCTTAGATCAGGAATGTAATGAAGCATATTACCTTTAAAAACTTGAATATCATCCGACTCTACAGTTATTAAAATTATAATTTGTTTAATATCCGTTTGAAATAACTCATTATGTGCATAGGCGTACGCAGCACATTGAATATAATAATCTTTAATTTGTTTAACATTTTTTTTCTTTTTAGATGTTTTAAAATCAACAATAGAGGGTTTATTATCCCATAATCCTACTAAATCAACTCTACCTGCATATTTTAATGTAGGACTCCATAAAGGAATTTCTTGTGCCCACACTTCATCAATTCCACGCTCTCCTGCTTTAATCAAGTTATGTGTCATTTGTCTAACGTCGGAAGATTCAGAAGCTAAATCAGAATAAATATCTTCTTTATTAAAATACTTTTCAGCATATTCATGGATTAATGTTCCTCTGTCTGTTGCTTCTTTTGAAATTCTATTAGCTTCTTCTTCACCAACTCGTTCTCGCCATTTTTGTAACCAAACTTGATTATCTGAAGTTTTACCTAGTAAGGTGGTGATACTAGGAAAATCACCATCAGGAGTAAAATAAGTCCTGCCAGTCGGTAATGTCTCAGCATAAACAGATGAAGTTTTTTCATAATTTATATCCATTATTTCTCCACAAAAGTATGATTTCCAATAATAGTTTTACTTTTTATTTTTTTTGCCCAAGATGGAAATACTTTCTTATGGGCGTAGTAATGCAAAGCATTACCCACTAAAGGTTTATCGAGATCAAAATAAACTAACATTGATGTTGCAACAGCATTTTTCCAATGACGTTTGGAATATTTATTATATAAACGAATTTTATCAGACCTACCATCACAATACCAACTAAATTGGCATCTATGTTTAGAAGGATAATATATTCTTTCACTATCTGCTAATTTAGGATATTTTTTAGTTTTCCAACTTTCCCTTATTGGACCTTCTAAAATAACTTTACAGTATGTATTAGGAAAATGTTTATTTTTTACTCTATTTTTAACTACTTGATTAACTGCTATTTTACCTATGGGAGCCTCTCCTCTAGCTTCAAAAAAAGCATTTGAAGCTAGACAGTATAACTCTTGTATATCTGTACTGCCAAGATTAGAATAGGTTGCAGAAGCTAATTGTATAAGTATAGTTAAAGCTTTTGGTGTAATTTCTAGCATATTATTTATTCTCTAGATAGTTTTCTTTTTCACGCATTTTAAAATAATCGTATATAATTAATGGTTTACCTGCTGCTACTAAACAAGAAACCCCTTTAGCATCGGTTAAAATAAGAGTCCAAGTTTGTGTTTTTGGATTAAGTAAAACCTGAAATATTTGGCTCTGGTTTGCATTAAGTATTCCTGACAATGCTGTTGTTTCTTGAAATTGGTCCTTAATCATTGTAGTCATTCTAACAGTATTATCACATATTACACTCATTATTCCCAGTTGAGGTTCTGCAGTAACACTAGGAAAATTTAATTCTTGTGCTGCTACTTTAAATGGAATAGTTAAAAGTAAACTTAGTAAAATTGTTAAATAAATAGATTTCATTTTTGTCTCCGTACTCTGTACATTATATATAATAGTTAACCTTTTGTCAATTAATAGTTAATATTTTTAGTTACTTCTTGTAAATTTTCAAGATTATTTACAATAGGCGTGCCTTTTAAATTTAAACTAGTATTTACTAAAATAGGATGACCGTTTGTTGTTGTAATTTTTAAAACTTCGTATAGCCAAGGGTTATTTTCTTTTGAAACAATTTGAAGTCTAGCTGATTTATCAGGATATGAATACCATTTTTTAGTTTTACTATACGCGATATAAAGCATTTCATGGGACTCTTTAATCACATCAAAATAAGTACTTGCCGCTTCTTTTAAACAAATAGGTGCCCAAGGACGCCAACGGTCGTGCTCTCTTCCTTTTAAATCGTGTAACCTTAAATTATTTATTTTGGTTGGTAATGCTAACAAGCTTCTATTACCTAGTGCTCTTGGTCCCCATTCAGCCCTTCCTCTACAAACTGGAACTATTTTGCCACTAATTATTTGTGTAGCAATTTCATAAGGATCTAGTATGTCACCTACATCATAGCCCAAATACGCATTTTTCCAATTAGCATCTTCAATCTTTAAAGCAGCTCCTAGAGCGCCACCAGCATCTCCTGCCGCAGGTTGAATCCATATATCTTCTATTTTCGTATTTTGTAAAATTCTTGTATTAGCAACACAATTTAAGGCAACTCCTCCACTATAAGCTAGCTTTTTTTGTCCGGTTCTTTTTTGTAACCATTTTACTAGATTAATAATTATATCTTCTAATACTTGTTGAGCACTGGCAGCTATATCAAAATCAGTTACACCATACCCTAACCCTTTTCTTAAGTCATATTCAACCCAATATGATCCTTCTTTATCCGTACTAACTAAATATTTTTCCATATATTCTTTCCACTTTGGATAGCCATACATAGCAGCACTCATAACTTTAGATTCATCTGAGTTTGGAGTAAATCCAAGTAACCTTGTAATAGAACTATAAAAAAGACCTAAACTTTGTGGGTAAGGAAATTTTCTTAACCAATGAATTTTTTTACCATCCCAATAGCCTAAACTAGTAGAATAATGACCTCCTTTAGTGTCAATAACCATTACAGCACAAGTATCCCATCCACTAGTTTTAATTGAACTTAATGCGTGGGATTCATGATGTTCTAAAAAATGAATATTAGAATTCTTTATATCTAACTGAGATTTAATTAAAGATTTAATTTCTCGTCGTTTGATAAAGTTCATTTTATCAAAAAATACTACATCATCTACAGTATGGTCAAATTTTTGTAACCATCTTAATGTATATACTGGCCACCTGTTGTCAAATTTTTGTCTACTGAATCTCTCTTCGTGAGATGCAGCAACAATTTTATTATCTGATACTAGTGCTGCAGCACTGTCATGGTGAAAAGCACTTATTCCTAATGTTGTCATATATAAAAATAGGCCAGAGTCTGGTAAAAGACTCTGACCTGTTCCTTTGTAAGTTTCGAGTCTATATTACTTTACAGTAATAAGTCGAGGTTTCTTTTCTTCTGGAATAATACGTTCTAGTTTAATAGAAAGCATACCGTTTTCCAGTGTTGCATCGTTTACAATGATATCATCAGCAAGAGTAAACCTTCGTTCAAACTTACGATATGAAATACCACGATAAACAGTGTCTTCATCTTTACTGTTTTCTTTTACAGAACGAACAGAAAGTGTTCCATCAGCAACTTCTACTTCAATGTCCTCCTTACCAAAACCCGCAAGAGCCATTTCGATCACATGATTGTATTTACCTTCTTTCCGAATATTATAAGGCGGAAATCCTGTAGACGCTACATTATCTGTAGCATATCTACTTAGCGTGTCAAACATACGATCAAAACCTACTGCATACGGGGTAAGTTGATTGAAGTTGTCGAATAGATTTAGTGTTTTATTTGTAACCATTTTATTTTCTCCTTTTTAAGCAAGATTACGTTTTGACTCCCGCTTTGCGGCAAGTCACTGGTTTTATCCATTATTTATCATATCAAATTTATAACAAGAGTGCAAGAACTATTTTCTTCCTATAGCTCATCCTCTGTAATAATTTCATATAATGTATATTTTGCTGTTAACTCTTCACCTTCTTTAATGTCTCGTATTGTCCGTAAATATCTAACAGGTATTTGGTGCCAAAAACCGCCCACGCTTTTACAATTTGGATTATCTGAATGATTGTAAAAAGCTCCTAGTGCTGTCCTTATACTACCGTGTGGAAAATTTTTATCTAATACATGAACAATCCCTAAAACTGTATCGTCTGGTATATTCTTTGTCGCAAATAGGCCGAGTCCTTCAACCTCACTATTTTTTACTGTTACGCCTTTAGGCAATGGTTTATACATTTTACGCCTGACGTTCTATAAAAATAGTCTTTATTGTCTGAGGACGTAACATTCTATATACAACTGTTTTTGCATAATCTGCATTAAAGTTTTTACAACTAAATATATCTAAATATGCATCGCCAGTTAGATCAGAAAAATGTCCAGTAATATTACTAGTTTCAATTAATTGAACTAAAGAATATCCTGCAGCTGCGTCATCGTGTACTGCAAAATGTTTTAATAAAGGTTCTCCATACTTTTTCATTTTAATAGCATCAACTAACTTATTAGAAAAGTTAGTTAATTTTTTTTTGTTTGTTATGATATCTTTATCACAACCTTTGCAATCTAATATCAAATGATAACCCCACGCCATATTATTTCTCCTTAATTACTTTCCTATATTTATTATTTCTGGTCTTATGTGTTTTAAATCCCAAGTATCTTTAGAAAAAAGGTTAGAATTACCAGCAGCTTCAAGGAAAGGAAATAATAAAACTTTTTTCCAATTATCAAGTAAATGAGGTGCATATTTGTCAAACTGTTTTAAAATTTGACTATGTTCTGTATTTGCATTAGATAGAATTAAATCTGCTCCTAACCCTATTGGTTTTTCTGGTTGTGCAATTAAATCATGAGGAAATCTAGTTAATTTAGTTATTATCTCATAACAGTTAGCTTCAGAAATAGTATAACGAGTATGAACTTTTCTCAATAATAAAGAATTATTCAGTAATTCTTTATTTTTCTTAAAATAATTTTTTACCAAATGAGTCTGTTTAATATGTAATTTTGGGTAATCTAAGGTTGTAAAAAACCATTCATCATACCAATTTCCTGATTGTCCGAAATGACCAAAGTTTAACCTTGTATAAAAATCTTTTGTTTTTGGGTCATATTCTAATCCTGTTTTTGCATCTCCTTGAATATGACCAGAAAAATGGTCATTATAAAAATATTGTTTAATACCTCTTCTAGCCAAAGATACTTTACTTAATCTCGTTAATAATGTTGTATATCCTGTTTGTGCGGGAAAAGTATCCCAATAACTACTATTAAAAAAATTTAAAATTACTTTTTCAGTTATGTTATTTACAGTAATTCTTGTTTTAGGAATTAGTTTTTGAATTTTTTTTAGTTTTTTAATACCAATATCAATTTGTGGGTTAGAACATTCATTTTTATTAAGAGCAACTCTATTAATAACAATCTCATCTATAAATATATTATTTCGTACAAAGCTTTCTATAACAGTTTCACTATCAGGTCCTCCACTATAATAAATAGTTAAGTAAGGGTATTTATCTCTTAATTGTTGGCATCTTTCTTTTAATAATATATTATAAGATTCCGGAGGTTCTTTCCAGTCTAGAGATTTCCACTCTAAACTATCTTTACTTGTTAAAATTAAAGTACTCATATCTTCTTTGGTAGAAGAAGATACTAAATCTATTTTAGAACTATAAATCTTATTAGTATTTTTATTTTTTATTATAGTATATTTATAGTCTGTTTCAGTCATTTTTGTATTGTTGGTGACCAGTGAGTTGTTCTTCCATCATCTAAAGAAATTTTTTCAACTGGATTTCCGTAAGGATCTTCTTTTTGAGAATAAACCATAACGCCTATTCTTGATTTCATCATTTCAGTTGCTTTTGAAGGAAAAGCGACATAATTTCCCTGAGTATTGTGTAAATCAGAATAATTTCTTATAGTTGCACCGCCTGTTTCAAAACTATTTTTTAAAACGGTTCTAACCGCTGTATACAATCGTAACAAGTCTTCTTCGCTGCAATCACCCACTTTACGATGAGGCGCCAAAGCGGCGAGAAAAAGACTTTCGGATTTGTAAATGTTACCCACACCTGATACATTTTTTTGCTCCATTAAAAATTTTACTAAAGAATTAGTTTTACGTTTTTCACATATGGCAAGCCACGTTTTTTCATCACAAGGATTATTGAGCATGTCAGGACCAATACTTGCAAGTTTTTTATCTAATTCTTGTTTAGGATTTTTTGTAATAAACTTTAGTGTTCCGAAGTTACGCATATCAGAATAATAAATACTTTTCTTTGTTTTTTCTGGTGTATTATCTCTAAGATCAAATCTAACCCTAGCATATTTATTGTCTTCAGCTTTATACGTTCCTGTCATTCCTAAAGTACTGAATATTACTCCATCCATACACAACCAATATATAAATTTACCTTTATTACAAACTCCGTGAATATATGTTCCCCCATATTTCGGATATAATATACTCATAAATTCATAAAACCCGTCAGGCTCTTTTCTTGTGTATCTACCTGTTAATAATTTAATATCAACTAAACTCCATCCTCTAACTTCTTTATCTAATTGGTTCGTAACAATCGTACATTCTGGACCTTCAGGCATTAGATAACGCCACGGTCAAGATAACTACAATAGTCAGTAGTATTTTTAAACTAAGTATTAGAAATAAAGTTTTTTTCTTCATTATCCAAGTTTTATCTGCTATACATTCCCATGTCATGGAGCTGCCACTTCTGTTATAAGTAACCGAACATTTTTCTGTGTAGAATCTAATAAATGTAATCCTTGCCTAGAAAATTTTCCGTCTTTTTCTAATTCTTTTAAGTCTCTAGTAATAGTTTTAAATAACTTTCCTAAATTTTCTTCAGGCATCTTATCAACTATTTTCTTAATTACTTTTCCTAGCTGCTCTCGTTCATGTTTTGCAGCCCATTCCATTCCTCCGCTCATTAATTTTTCCTTTCACTCAGCGTACTCAAGTACATCCGTTAACCAAACTGCGATTGTATATCGTATTCCTGATAAAACTTCACGTACTCCATGAGTATACTCTATTCCACTAGGAAATGCCAACATTAAACCTTGTTGTGGTGATATATCTTCACCAAAATTTTTAAAATAAAACTCACCGCCTTCGATACCTCCTGTTAAGTAAAATATTGCAGAGTATTTTCTATACCAAGTTGGATGTGTTTCGGACGTAACTTCTTCGGGTAACTCTGGTTGCCAACAATTATCTGCATGAAGAGACATAGAATCTCCTGGTCCCCAAATAGTTAATTCAGTATTATCTGGAACGCACCAAACTCCCCAATGCTCCATAATTTGTTTTTGAGCATAAAAACGGGCATAATTCATTCCTCGTTCAAAATGTGACCAAGGAGGCGGCATAGACCTATGTACTTTTTTATAGCTAAGGGTTCTATCAATAAACTCAGGAATTGCTTGTTGATCTCCGTTTTTAAAAACTTTTGGATGTTGATAAGCTGTGGAACTTAAAAAATCACAAGTTTCATCAGGAAGTGCATTTTCAATTCGTAAAAAATCAGGATTCATTAAAATACCATTTATAACCTTTCTCTAAATTTTTTTTAGTTAAACTTTTATAGTTTGGTTGATCTACAAAAGTTGTAATAGTCCACCTTCTGTTAGTAACGGGAGGTTTTATTCTATGCACCATGTAACAAGGAAACTGTACTATTTTTCCAGGAGTTGGAAAAATAGTAGCTAAGATTTTAGAAGGAACAGGTGCACTAAATTCTGTTTCCCAAACTCTATTAGATTTAGGATTCCAATTACCTATTTCTAGAGGTGTTCCTTCCGTTAAATAAATAACTTGAGTCCAATACCTAGTGGGTCTAGGGCAAGTTAATTTACCTTCAGAAAAATCCATATTATCAAAATGCCAGTCGTATAAATCTCCGGGTTTTAATAATATACACACTCCACCCTTAACTACATCATTTGCTGCCCACTGATTACCATACCACTTTACTCGTTCTTCTGCTCTTTCTATAATCTTTTCCGCAGAGTTTTTTATTGTATTATTAAATGAGATATCTATGAAGGGTCTGATTTCAGAGTTAATGATATCTGCCATCTTTTTTCTATTTCCTCTTTTAATTTTATTGCAAATATTTTATGAGCAAGTTGATTCATATGCCCTGCGCCATCAGGATATTTTTTTCTGTAATCTCCTAAATATTCCCACATAATAGGTGAAGTAACTTCGGGATATTGTAAAAAATTTAATTCTGGACTTTCTAAAACATTGGGTCTATATAAAGGTATTAAAATTATATTTTGTACAGGTACTTTAGACAGAACTGCTAAAACAGATAAAACACCTATTCGGTAATGCCATTTTATAGTAGTTAACTTTTTAAACCATATATTCTTAGTTAATTCTCCCCACGGATCTGTTTCATCCCAATTGTAAGGAAGTATAAAATCAGTATTTGCTTTAGGATCAGCACGGTGATGATGTCCAATAATCCAAATTATATACTCATAAGTAAGTTCTTCTTTTTTTAAAATTATTTCTGCCTGATAATCTAAAGTTGCTCCATAATCTGAAATATTATTTGTTAATCCTAATAGTAAAGGAAAAGGAAAAGGTACTGCTAAACTAGGAATAGTGTAACTATTCCCCATAAGTAAAATTTTATTTGACTCTTGCTCCAATTTTTGTTACCATTTCTTATGAAAATTATTTCGTGTGGAGACAGTTATACTTTAGGGGAAGGACTAAGTTCCCCAGAAGAAACTTATGGATATTTACTTGCTAAAGAATTCAAATCTGACTACACAACATTAGCACAATCTGGTGCTAGTGAATATCTTATTTTATCGCAAATAGAAGAAGCTGTCAAGTTAAATCCTGATTTAATACTGGTTGGTCATACTAGTGAATACCGTTGGCAAGTACGTAGTCGACGTAACAATAAATGGCAAGGGTTTTTGGTTGCTAACTTTATTGAGCAAAATAAAAAACTTTTTAGACAGTGGATATTTAGTGAACAACTTTTAGATAATAAAAGAAATAGTGCAGAGCATAAAGCAGCTTGGCATGCTGCAGGACTATTATACTACTCTGAAGATAAAATAGTAAATAACTTATGGAAATCGGCGGTTGCTTTACAAATTAATATCTTAAAAAGATATAATATAAGAGCTGTACATATTGCTTGTTTTGGTCATTTACATAATGATTTAAAAGAACTAACCGACGATTGTATATATGCTCCTTTAGATGATATGAAACATATACAAAAAGCAAATGACGGGAGCCACGCAGGTCCCGCCATTCATGAAAAAGTATGTAAAGAAATTAGTAAATTTATTTTGAACAAATCTCGATTAACTTAGAAAGTACATCGTACTCTTCTTCAACATCTTCTTGTTTGTTTTTAAACATAGTTGTTGCCACTTTTCTTCCTAAAGTAGGAGCTATCCCATAACTATCTTTTAAATTTTTTAAAGATGCAGAAATTTGTTCTCTTGCATCTTCGATAACTACTAATTGATCTATAATATAATCGATACTTGTTTTAATCTCTGTACTAACTGTATCAAAGTTAGTAAGTTTTACGTCTTCTGACATTTATTCTCCTGACTCAATTACTTTAAATTCCGACCTTACAACGTCTGGAATTTTTCTAATTATTTTTCTGTTTTCTAAATCTTCTAAAACCTCTTTTAGAACTTCAAAAGCTATATCTGTACCCTCTTCTTCACCCTCATCAAGTAATTCTTCAGTAGTACGTTCAATTAATCCACACTCTTCAGCTATATACTGATTAGCGTACAGCATATTAGCTGCACCAATTCGTCTAGATCCTTTAGCTGGGCCTTTTTCTCTAGGTTCAACTAATTCCCAGAAACTACCTTCATAAGATGTACCTTCCCACTCGTTGACGATATCTAAAGGGGTATCACTTAAAATATAGGCAATCCCATCTTTTATGTCTTCTAGTCTTTTAGCACTAGTTATTGTTATTTTACGCAAAAAGTTTTTCCATCCTTGAAGCACAGCTCTGCCCTCTCCTATTTTTTTAACCAATCTTGCACTCTTTGATTAGTGCAAAACCAAGCATAAGACACAGATAGACCCCTTACGTTTATATCAGGGTAACGTGTCATGGCGTATAAGAACTCCGTTCTTAACAATTCCCACGGATTACACGAGTAATCGTTACGACACTCCGTGTCGTCGTCAAAAAACTTTAAGTAAGGATGGGAATATAAATATAAAGATGGATCAACATCTTTTATATATTTTTCAAGTATTTCAAAACATTTAGATTGATGAATTTTATTTTCGTGCTTGATAACTTTATACAAATTCTTTGTAAAGTTTTTATATTTGTTTTTGTGATGAAATCTCAATTTCATTTTTTTAATTCGTTTTTACAACTTAATTTAGCATAGATTTTTGCAGATGTCAAATTTAATTTTGATGTAATTTAGGAGGAAACCTTTAGCAAGGTTTTTAACCATTTATATCCTCATAATCTTCCATCATATCTAGTCTCATCGGCGCTAAGGTTCTAAAAACTCCAAACGCATCCTCAGTTGTCCAAAACTCTTTCTTGGTATAGAATCTGCATTTTTCTACTGAATCTAAATATTCATTTATATTTCTTGCTGCTCTATTCCAATCTCGTATTTGGATTCCGTACCAAACCTTAGTTTTAACTGACTGCATCATTTCAATAGCTAGAGGAATATTCCACCTAACAATATTACTTGCATCTGTAATAATCTCATGTGGTTCCCTAGTATCATATAACATTCTTTGTGCAGGTGCTTTTTTTCTTGCCATTATTTACTCTCCAGTTGTTTTTCTAAATCTTCATTACATTTTTGATAGACTTCTAAAATGAAACGAGCAGCTAAAAAATCGCCTCTTCGTTTCTTTAATTTCTTATATATTCTCATTGTTTCTTTTGCTTGTGAAATGTTTTCCACTTTTGCGAGATAGGTAAAATATTCTTTTGCTTCCACGTATTGTGTCATATAAACTCCTTTCATGACTTTATAACTTATTATACAAGAAAACTGTATAATTTGCAAGAATAATATAGCCAATTCGCGTACAATTTGAGAAATTATTTGACAATTGCCTCACTTATTGATACACTAAAAATCAAAGGAATAATTAATGTTATATGCGACTAGAGAAGATTTAAAAGTAGAAATCAGAGAATGTCACTCAATGATTAGAGAAGTTGCCGGAGATTTAGGCGGCGACATCAAAACCTTACACGAACAAATGTTAGAGTTGCAAGAAATTTTCCATAATCTTGAGAATACACTAAAACAGATTGATGAACAAGTAAAGACTTTAAGTAACGAGTAGTTAATGTACATACTAAAGAATAAGAAGACAGGAGAAATATATAAAGATAGACAAACCATTTTAAATAGTTCAACATTTAATATTCCTGATCTAGAAGCAACTTGGCCCGCAGGATGGGACTCTGTTGACTGGACACAAGAACCTAATGAATCTTTAGAAGATTTATTTAAACAAAGAGCGGAACAACTTAGAGATAAATATGGTTATTTAGTTTTATATTTTAGTGGAGGAAGTGACTCTCAAACTGTTTTAAATATTTTTAAAAGATATAACATTACTTTAGATGAAGTAGTAGTTGGAAGATTTGTAGATCACGAATTACTTAAGTTACCGTATGTTAAACCAGATTATGGGAATAAAATAACAGATATTAAAATAACCCGTAATTTTTTAGAAGATTTTCATTATAATCAAAAATGGCTAACGGACGGTTTTGGATATAGTGGTATAATACATACCTTATCTAGAAATGAAGTTTATTTTTGGGAACAGCATAATGTAATAAAACCTATAACTAGAAAAGGTAACGTTGCCCATATTTATGGAATAGATAAACCTTTAATAAAAATAATTGATAAAAAATATTATTGTACTTTAAGTAGTAATGTTATAAATTTTAATGTTCATAATCAAAGTGAATATAAAGAAAATTTTTTCACAAGTGAAAATTTTCCAAAATTACATGCTAAACAATGCCATATAATTATAAATTATTGGAAAAAAAATTATCCTAAAACTACTAAAAGTATTTCTGAATCATCATATCCTGATTCTAGGGATGTGATGAATAAGTTATTACGTGATCCTTATGATATTAGAAACAATACAGGAGGAAGTAGCGCAGGAGGAATGAGGAGAGGTTTAGCAGATGTTACTACAGAAGCGGGAAAGTTATTAAGAAGTTATAGAAAAGATAAATTTCACGATACTTATATAAATGGAGTAGTAAAACCTTATTTTACTACAAATGCTTCAAGAAGGCTATTACATACTTCAGAAATTAGAAACGACATACAATTAGTAGTCTCTGGACTAGAAAAACGTATGTACCTAGGAGACATGATAAATGAGTAATAAAGTTTACGGAATTTGGAATAAAGAAGGAATTAATAATCAACAATGGGTTGAAGAAACTATAGCTAAAATTAATGCTAATTTTAGTAACGTAACTGCAGAAGCTGTTGATTCCGACCATGAAATGAATGATAGACACGGTATAGGAAGATATCCCGCATTTATAGCTATTAAAAACGATGCAGTATTAGATAAAAAAATTGGAAAATTTATGAATAATGAAGTAGAACAGTGGCTAAC